AGTTGCGAGAGAATCGCCTTCCAGTTCTCGAATATCTGCTGCTCGATGCTGCTTGAGGCACTGGCGAGCAAGTCAGTGATGTTTTGAAGGAGAGAGCCGACGGTCTCCGGCGAGATCGACTCCTTCTCCGTCTCCACACGGAATGCGGAGATAAGTTGGGTTAGTTGTGTTGTGTCAATCATACTTGTTTGGATTTAGATTTGAGGCAAAAGTATTATGAAATAGTAGTGTGTCAAAAGACACGATTTGTCGAACATTATCACAAGTGATTTTGGGCGAAATTCTTCTTGTTCAGGGCATTTGAAATAATCCCAAGGAATTGTAGCCCCAGGTTCTCCTCGTAGAACTCTTTGATATTCATGACTGAGGCATAGTACTTGGTGCTGAACCACTTACGCCGTTGGCGTTTTTTTGCTCGCCCGATGTCGCCAGGGTTGCCCCGAGGCGTCTCACGCCCGGTGCCATAGTCCTGCCACAGACCATATTCGAGGAACGACTGCGTCAGCGTCACCTCCAGGAACCGTCCATCGTTGCGCATCGCAAGCACGATGGGCACGCTGTGCAGCAACCTGCCTGTGTCTATGACATCCAGCAGGGTGATTTTCTCCTTCCAAATCTTGATCATCGTCTGGTTGAAGGCGGTGACATACTTCTGCCTCGCCTGTATAGCATCTTGCTCTGTGGGATTGTTTAACATCTCAGCCATCAGTTTTCAGTTTTTTGTCGTCATCAATCCCACTCAGCAGGATTGATGCGAAGGTCTGTATATACATCAACAGCGATTTGGAAGTATGCGCATGCGCACCCCGAGAAAAAATATCGGTCAATCTCGTTGAACGATATGCGAGGGTCGATGTAGATGCAGTGCTGCTCCAGTTTCGTCTTCTCCAGTATTAGCTTGCTCATAAACTGTCGGAAAAGCTCCCGCATGGTGTCCATGCAGGAGTTGCGCGCCTTCATGTCGTCGATGCGGTGTCGCATCGCCAGGAACACCGTCTTCACTCGCCGCGTGCGGGGAGTGTTGTGAAGCTCGGTGTAGCCATTGGCTATGTCCGATACGCACACCAAAGCCTTTGAGCGCTGCATGTGGTCAAGTGCTTCCTCGAACCCGTCCAGACCGCTGACTGAGCAAAAGGTGAAACCTTGCGCTTTTGCCAAGCGGTTAGTGGCCGTCAACTGCTTGAAATAGTCTGTGGCATCCCAGATGCCTTGTGGATATTCATTCATAATAGTTTTCAGTTATGAGTTGTCAGTTGCCAGTTTTTTTAGCGTGGCACTCGCTTGTTTAGTTCTTCATACTCCTTAGCTAGGGCGTCAAGCTCTGTGAGTGCTCGCCATGTGTCGAGTGCCAGCACCTGTTTCTCCTTCGTCACGTCGCCCTTGGTCAATGCCCTTATCTGCGCATTGACTGCGGCAGTCAGAATCTCATATTGAGATTTGTCGCTGTCAAGCAGGTTGGCATTGTCCTGGGGGACGGGTTGCAGGAAGTTATGGAACTGACGAGATAGCATCGCCTTCAGCGAAGCGAACCAATAGAAGATACCGATTCTGTCTGCTTGAGACAGACGGATTATCAGCGAGAAGCATTTGCTTCTGTACAGATGTGTGGCCATCTCCTCCAGCAGCTGCTCATTCTGTGTTGATATATACCCTTGATAGAGGTTGTCACAGATTATGAACGTCTCAAACGGCACCCCCTGGAAGTCCGCTGCCACGGCTTGGCGGCTGCCGATCCGAGCGATGCGGACGGGAGTAGCCGGCAGCGTCTTTATCCAGTCCAGCGCAGTGACGGCTGCTGTCACCTGCGCAGCGGTGACCACGAAGCGCTGCTTGCGCTTCTTGCACATATATCCCTTGTCGCCATAGCGATGCAGGATAGTTATTTTGTTCCATCGGAAAAGGCAGAATGCCTTCACCTCATCAATGGAATACCCCTGCGCTATGAGAGAGAACAGGTAGCGCAGTTGCTTCTGAGTCAGTTCTTCCCATCGTGTGGGAAGTTTGAGGTCGATAGTCTTAGAGTCTTTATCCATAATAAAAGCGGTTATCGTACTGCAAATGTACGATAACCGCTTCTATGCGTAAAAGACAAAGATACGTTAGAATGTTTCTGGATCAACTTCAATTAAATTCCATTGAGTCCATTCCATCAATTCATAGACCCAAAATAGTTGTTCATCATCTAATTTGTCAAAATTACGATTTTCTTCAATACTCTGAATAATTTTCTCAAAGTATTCATTTTCTTCAGAACTACTTTCTTCTGGGTCAGGTCTAAGAATAGTTTTTAATCTCTCAATACTTTTATCTGAAAGACGATTATTTGTGTTAATCTCACGCTTGATATGCCCAAGCTTTGCAATAATACGTCTGTCAAATTTTGGTCCAGCAAAAGGACAATCAGGACAAATACTCTTTTTTGACATAATGAAATAATTTAAAATTGATATTTGCCACAAAAGTAAGTTGTCATTTTTTTAGAAACAAATCAATTTAACTGGCGTTAACATTTGATGTCCTATAGTGCTAGATGACAGGAATAGAAAATATTTAACTTTTTTTAGAACCAGTATCCATGTGCTCTCTTTTTATTCTCAAAAATCGGTGGAGTGAACAGTTTCGCTGTGTCGCTGGCGGCGAACTCAGGGAAAATCTCCTCGTTCTTTCTCATCAGGTCCACGATGTCCCGCAGTGCCTGGATGTTGAGAGCATTGCCCTGCAACGCGCTCACCTCGATGGAGCGCAGTTGCTCGATGATCTGCATGTGCAGTCGGTCATGGAGCGAGAATGACCAGTCAATGCCAATTACCTCATTGCGCAGCACTTCCATCTGTGCGGTCGAGATGAACTCCTCCGCTATGCGCTGCTCAATATCCACTACCCTCAAGCGCAGCGAGAGGTAGTTGGTCCATCGCTTCTCGGTGATGCCGCACAGACTCACCAAGTCCAAGTTGGGGAACAGCGTAGCGGTGAACCAGGTGCTTATTGTGGTGAGCGTCCAGTTCTCATCTCTGAACAGGAACCCGATCATCTGCTCAATGGCGATGTCACGACTCGCCTCCAGCGAGTTTATCAACCTCACCACACGGTCACGGCTTGCCGGTGCCACGTTTGAATTGCTCACGATGCCGAACCCGTTCGGAGTGAGCACCAGGTCAAGCGACGGCACGGCACGCATCATCGCTTCGTGCGCCACCACGCTGCAAGCCATAAGGCGTACTGGCTCATTGGCATCCATAGCGATGAGAGCGTCAGCAAACTCATCGCCTATAAACTGCTCAAACAGCCACCGCTCGGCAGCTTCAAGCCACGGCAGCACCTTGTCAAAGAATGGTGACTCTCCCTGCGCCGTGGCAAAGGCATTAGGCAGGTACTTCCGCAGCTGCTCATCATTTGTAATTAGTCTCGTTGTCATATAGTGATCTTCTTATTTTCTGCTAAATTACCTTGAACCATCCATTCACCAAAAGACAACAAGAACTACGATATTTGTAGCAGTTTAGTTGTCTAAATTATAAATTGCTTAATATTTATATACGCAAATATTTCATATTTTTTTAATAAATTAAATTGATTGGGGTTACGCTATGGTTAATTGATGGAGGATTGCTTTCCCCATGACAAGCAGGCCGAAGATCCTAGTTGCGTAGGGAAAGTGGCATCCCTATCATTGGACCTCGAAAGAGATCACATTTACATGTAACAGCGTCCCAAGACTTTCAGCCTTGTTCTAATCGGCGTCGTTGATTTCAAGCAATTCTTTTATACTTTCATTCAAAAAGGTTTCCATATCTCCGAATTGTGAAAGTCGCATGTTTTCTTTTTTTTGCTCTTCGTCAGTAAGCCCAAGAGTTCCGGCATCAATCCCATGTCCATACCTCAATACTTCGAAGTCGTAATATGTGGGGGTGGTTGCTTTGAAGATTCCCTTCAATTTGTCGCAATACTTTGATTTTGAGCGCACCTTTGGCTTGACAACAGGTATGGCGTAATTGTCAAAGCTATCCTCTGGGAAATTAAAATCATCATTCTTTTGTGCCGAAGTGTAGGCGATGCCAATGAATCTGTCCTCTTCATGGCTACCGTGGTTGTGCGAGATGAGCCACTCCATCAACAACTGTGGTATAGTGTATTCGGGCTTATAATTGTCTTCGGGATTCTTCACCTGAATCATGGTGCTGATTACCAGTGGAAAGTATATAAGACAATTGGTCATGTCTGTCTCCCATTTTTCCTTTGATGGGATTCTGAGGTCTAGCAGGCGAATCGCCTCGTTGTTCTCGAATCGCGACACCATGATGGTCCCGAAATCAGGCCGCTCCAGCTCTTCCCAGCAACCATAAACGTAGCGCGAGAGATAGAGACACGGGTATCCAGGGACACTATATCGATTGGTCGGAACAATCCCACGCTTGTCGAAAGGAATGTGAAAGATATCTTTGACCGTCATTCCTTTGCGCTCTTGCGGCTTCATTTCCCTCATTCTGTAGAAACTTGTGCCTTCCGGGATTACATAAATATACTCAGCATATTCTCTCAGCCCTTTGATTTCAGCTCCTTGAGACTTATAACCATCCAACTGATTTTTTATTATGGCATAAGCCGAGTGGCGCCTTCCCGTGTTCTCGGCATTGATGGCTCTTTTGATGCCTGCGCACAATTGGTTTACCCTGTGTAGTAATTCATCCCATTGATCGGGTCTATCCACTTCATCCAATGATTCTATTATTTTCTGGTACACCTTGAATCTCTCATCCAAGGTGCTGCTAAAATTCTTTGTGCTTGGTTTTACTGGAACCAGCATCATCAATTGTTTGTACAATTCTTTCTTTATCATATTATTATTGGTTTATTTTATATATAAATAGCGAGCATCTCTCACTTTTATTGCGAATATACTATGTGATTTTGAAAAATGAAAATAATATTATCCAAAAAATTCCCAAAATTTGGGGATGCAAGATGTTTTTGCATCCCCTTGATAAACTATGATGAGAAATATATAACGATCCTGCCCATCGATGGCAAGCATGTATTTACTTTGTTGAGCAAGGTTCACTGACCGCACACCGCCATAAATGGCGACTCATGCTGCGAACTTTCTCGAGCCGCTTTGTGGGTTATGCATCCCCCGCCGTTCACTTCTCCCTCCTTACAGGTGACTTCGTGAACGTCGCTATGCTCGCTGAGCAAGGTGAGCTGCACAAACGGGCAGTCAGGATATGCTCCCTCCCATCCGTTAAAGCGGATTATCATTCGATGCACGGTGAACAGCAGGTCGTGATACGGTTTCTGCAACGAGTGGGCTATGGTGTAAAGCTCGCGCTTGTCCGAACCGCTGTTGTTGGTCTGCGACTTGCCTGGCACCGAGCCCACGAGGTTCGAGTGTACACGCATCGTGAAGCAGAACATGTTCACCGCCTCCTGGATGTCGGTGGACCAGTCGCCGCCCTCCTTGTCGTTGTCAATCTTGTTGATCACCACCTCGTGCTGCACCTCACCAGTGGGAGCCACATAGAATGTGGAGAACCACACCTTGCCGGCGTTCTCAACGCCAGTGAGGAAGTCCAGAATCTGTTGTTTCTCCTTGACTATGCGTTTCTGTTGCTCCCGTCGGTCGGTGATGCCCTCGCTCTTGAAGATGGACTCCCAGTACTTGTTACTGATTTCAATCTGGTATTTGATTGGGGCGATATTCTTCAGCTTCGCCTCCTTCGCCATGCCGATTAGTTGCTTGATGTTGTACCACTTGCCCTTGAACAGTGCGGCATAGTAGGGGATGGGATAGTAAGTGCTGTCGGGTGTCGGCACACGAGTCAGCACGGCAAACTTGCGTGACTTCGTGCGCACCTTCTTCTTGCCGTCGTCACCTGCTATACGCCCCAGGCGCACCGCCAGGTCGCGCCATGGCGAGTTTACATCAAGCAGGTCGATGACCTCTATCTCATCGCGCTTTGCCACTGTTTGCCGCCAGTTGGTGTACAGCACGTGTCGTATGGTGCCGTCCTTCTCGGCTGGAGTGAGGCGGCAGTAGCACGCCTCCTTGCGCATCAGTCGCACCACCTTGTTGCCATCGGCATTGAGGATTATGACCGTCACGCAAAAGGCGAAATGCTTGAAGTCGTGACAGACACCGAGCCAGTACTGCGCCATGGCATTGTCAAGCATGAAGTCCTCCACCTGCTGGCGCACCTGCTTCGTGCAGTCATCCACATTATATCGTAGGCCGCTGCCATAGCACACCTCAGCGTTGAACTGCTGGCAGGTGGCAAGCGTCTCATCCCCCTCGATGAGATTGAGCAGGTTGTACGGCATCTCGTTGTCCCCTCCCCATGGGATGTACGACAGCGACTTGTCGATGATGACTGGTGCGATGTCGCAGTCCTCCTTGAACACCTTTCCCGAGTCAACCTGGAAAGCCACCGAGGCTTTGAGGTTGGGGATAGTCTCTACACTATTAAAATTTAACTCCATAATTCTGCGGTTTTGTTTTCCGCAAAATTATGGAGTCTATACCAAAGTCTAAAAGACAAACTTAAATGTCTTTCCATTCTAATATTTTGTCTCTGTCATCG